GTGCGACTGGACTGCATACCGATTGCAGAGACGATGCGCGCAGGTACGTCAGCAATCTCCACGGCATTCTTGAGAGATGTGCCATAGTACACAGTGCTAACACCAGAAACGCTCATGCCTGCGACGGATGCAACAATCGACACCAGTTGACTACTCATAGTGATCGCCTCACATATGGTCGAAGCATGCTTACGACGTCTTTTGGTATCTGTGGCGCAGCCAACACCATGCCATCAGCACTGAGAATTGCGCGATCACTGTCTGGTGTGCCTTCTCGCTGTCGATACAGATATGCTGCGATACGCAGAGTCGCTGCAACGATGTCTGCTGGCGCAGTCAGACTGTATGCAAACCGTCCAGTCACACTGATGGCATTCTCTGGAGATGTGACATAATTCCATTCAACATTGACACCACGTTTGATTTTGATGCCATATGCTGGCTTCACATTTGATGGTAGCAGTACAACATCGCTGAGCGAGACTGCAGTGCTATCGCCATTTGTGATGCTAGTCAATGTGAAAATATCAGTGCCAAGATAAAGCGTGTCATAGTCCATCAAATCGCCACCATCATTGAACAACAATGGTGTGTATGTGCGAGTCGTGTCTACTGATGCTTCGAATGTTCGATGTGTTGCCTTGTCCACCATCGACTGCGCACGTGTGACTGCATTGCCAAGCTGCGTGTCGTCAGACGACGCAGTGATGTTCATGTAAGCTTTAAGATCAGCAGTCGTTGTGTAGGCCATCAGATTACTTTCGTGGTCTTCTTTGGCTTCTGCTCAGCGACTGGAGTTTCTTCCTCAGCGACTGCCGATCCTTCAGCAATCAATTGCTTCGCTTCTGCTTCACTAACATCAATGACATCGCCAGCAGAATACGCAGTATTGATTTTGCCTTCTCGGAATACGATGCCATGGAGCATTTGGATTTTCATTGGGGAATCCTTTTATGGGGATGTGTCAAGGATTCCTTGACACATCCCCAATTGACTAAGCGTGTACGCCAACAGCGAATGCTTCGATCTGCGTCACATCGCCACCATATCGCCATGATGCGACGACATAGGTCAGGCCCTTGCGAATGTCGCGCCATCGTTCAATCTGGACACCAGATGTGCGCTCACAGAATGCGTAGAAATTGTAGTTGCCAAAGATGATTGATTTGTTGGTCGTTGCGATTGCAGGAATCTGCGCAGACAACATCACAGGCCATCCTTCGACCATACGCATACCATTGACGGTTTCAGTGATGCGATTGTAATTGGTCAGGTCGAGAGTCTTCAATGCTCCCCATGTGCTGTTCTGCATGATGAAGCCAGTCTGGCCATTGGTCAGATATTCGCCAGCAACATCAGTTGAGAGACCGACAATCTGCGCATTGGTAATGGCAGTTGCACTGAAAGCAAACGTGTTCGTTACGCGAGTAAGCAAACCGTATGGCTGGCTTGATCCCGTACCATTGACGATGTAGTTGTTCGCACTGACTGCCATAGCACGCGCAATTTCATTCTGGATAAATTGCTCCAGATTACTCGACGTGTCTGCCAAAAGCTCATCCGACAATGCGAATTCCAAGGTGTCTTTGTAAAGCTGGATGGTCTTGGAGTTTGCCAAATTTGGCTCAGATGCAGTCGCAGTCACACCTTCAGCAACGATACCCGGTGTTGCCTTGGTCGATTGCGCAGGCATGATGTGTTTCCAAGACTCAGTCGTCACACGAGTGAAACCGATTTGGCCAAGGAATGACAATTCGTCGCGACGTGCAACGATTTCGCGATTGATAGTCGTAGGAACAGTGAACCCACCATCATTGTTCGTTGCTTCGGTCATGGTCTTGTAGAAGCTTGATGCTGCGGTCTTTGCATTGGTCAGAGTGTTCATGACCGATGCGTCAGACGATCCACGCATGAAACTCTTGTATGCGCCATGGTATTCGTTGCTGGAGTATGGCGATTCTACTTCGACGGATGCTGGCAGTGATGCCTTCACTGCTGGTGCATGAAACGTGCCACCTGCCACTGGCTCACCGGCCAATTCGGAAATGGCTGCCTTCACTGCGTCTTTGATGTTGTCCATGGTATGTGTGTCTTCCTTTGTGTGTACTGCTGATTTAGTATCGTCAAGACCAGTGCTTCCTGTCGCAGTGCGCACAGTGATACCTTTGGTCATAACTTCGGTAGTGGTGCGCGGCTCAGCTGGTGTTGGTGTCAAAGAAATCTCTCCGACGACCCACCTTTTGATTTCGCCATTGACTCGCTCAACCAGATGTGGCAATGCGCCAGTACTGAGACCTAATGCGCCAGATTCTGCCAGCTTCATGACGTCTTCTGCATACTTGTGACGACGGTCAAGCTCAATTTGGACATCGATGCCATCATCCGTAGGTGCCCATGCTTTGACCATGCCGATCTGGCTTTTGATGCCACCTAGTGCATGGTCATAGTATACAGGCATACCGACAAAGCTTCGTGTTGCGCCAAAATCGGTGTCTTTGCTAAACCGATCACCAGTCAAATCTTCGCCACCATATACCACACCTCGACCTGCGAGTGTGTATGGCGCAATGGCCTTGATTGCCTGTGTGATTGAATTCATTTGCCACCAATCAATCGCTGAGCAAACCGTTTCGCTGCTTCTGCATTCATTATCGCATTGCTGTCAAGAGAAGATGCTTTCATGGCTTCTTTCTCGTCCATTTCATGCATGGAGGAAACTGCTTCTTCTGTCTCTTCGATTTCCTCAGACTCACTGACGATTTCTGCAGGATCAGGTACAGATTCTTCCATGGTTTCTTCTGTGTCCAATTCCTCAGCAGCAATCAGATTCAATGCAGACTCTGGAATAATCCACAGTTTGCAGATTCCTTCTGCGTCGATGTTGCCTTGGACGATTTCGCATTTGCCTTCCATGAAAAACACGCAGGATCCACAGACGATGCCTTCTTCGATAAAGGGATTCTGTTCGCCATCAGCATAGTGTGCGCCATTGGCGCCAATCCCTTGGTCAAATGCGCCATACTCTTCTGCTAATGCTTCGTATGTCTCGTACATGTAAATTTGTCGCTCAGTCAGACTCACAGACTCGTCCAGTGCTTTGACACTCTTTGGCTTGACACCATCATAGCCAACAGTACGCAGTGCTTTCATGGTCTGTTTGGTGTGATGTGCTGCGATGCGCAGTGCTTCCATGTCAGTCTCTGAATGTCGTCGCGAAGCTTTCGTTTCCATGCTGATCTCCCTTAAAATACGATTTGCCCACACTCTTCCTTCATCGCCTCCCCAGCCATACCATGCCTGCCATCCCTTGCCTCGCTCAGACCATGTTGCACCTTCTTTGTCAATCTCATGACGATCAAAGTATGACACCATTCGCTGAACAGTTTCCAAACTGATTGGCACACGATTGGCCAATTGGTTTGCGCGTGCTAAGCCAACAGCGGTCATCCCTTGCTGGCTTTGTGGTTTCTCAGATCGCACGTCCAGTGCGAGTCTGGCATTGTCTGCCACAGACTGTGGTGCAATGTAGGTAGCTTTGATTTCATTCGATGTGGCGATGTTGAGTGCAGTCAGATATGCGTTTGCTTTGTCCATGCTTTGATAGCATTGCATTGCATTGCTTTCGCCATCTTTGTACACACAATATCTGCCATTCTCTACTTCAATATGATATGGCATTACAAATTCTCCATTGCTTTTTGCACCAGATAGTCAATGGTACCTTCTCGATGCACCACATCGGCAGCTTGCACTGCAGTTAGCCATCGATTTTGATGAATTTCTGCCTGCCGATCACCGACCACATATTGCGCATATGGCGCAGACGACATCAGTATGGCATCAGTGCCAATCACATCTATGCGATACGATTGATTCAAATCTCTGGATGGATTAAGCTTGTTTCCAGTGCCACGCACATACGGAATTTTTATATCGCCACGCGAAATTGCAGCCATAACAAATCGTCGTTGCTTTTCCGATTTGTATTTTTGCGATCCTTGTGCTGGAGGCTTTGGTATTGCCATGACCATTTGAGACATTACTTCAGTCGCATAATTGAGAGATACTGCCTGTATCATGTCCTGCATTCTCGCAACACTAATTCTGCCAATATACTCTACTTCGATTGATGCCATGCTAATCGCCTTTATAGATACGAATGGATGTTGAACATCGACATCGAGGATGTGCTGGAGGCCCTTCTGGATAATCAGCAAGCCAAATGTCTTCGCTCTTGTTGTGCAATGGCCCGCATGTCACACACACCAGATCGTCATTGTCTGTCGTCCAAAAACGCTCAGTGCGAAATCCCAGATTTCCTAGATGGTTTTGATACGACGCGACTGCTTGCGATGCTGCGCGTGTCGTCTCAGTGATGGCTATCGACATCGCACGAGACTGATCATAACTTCCTCGCAGTGCATCAGCAATATCCTGCTTGGTCATGGATGGTGTCACACGATACTGCGCCACAACAGACTCCAGAATGCGACGAGATGTTGCGTCGATTTCCTTTGACCGATCTGGCACATACTCAGATAGCCAATCCTGCGTCACTTCTCCAATGCGCGCAGGATCCATTTGTGGCCCGTATCTCACACCAAGATTTTCAATGCCAGTCGACATGGTGCGACCTAATTCTACCTGCAGAGAAGGTTTTATGATATCTGCCAGTGTGGGATCAACGACATCCCCTCGTGCTACAGCAGATGCCCATTCCTGTCCTTTTTTCTGCATCTCAGCAACGATTCGATTGTACAGACGTCTTTCCTCTGGTGTCAGATCGTCAACATTGGCTTTGATTTCGTTTACGACTGCATGCAAATCTGCCACAGTCATTCCCTTTATGCATCGCGACATCACTGATGCAATTTGCTCAGACGGAATCAGCGCAGAATCAAATGATGTCTTGGGATCGCGACCAGTTTTGATTCTGCGCTCAATTTTTTTTGAGAGTAGTGCCCATTCTGCATTCTTTGCTTCAGCATCTGCAGGCAGTGCCACAATCTCTGTCTCAACAGGCAATGGCGCAGAGACTGGCGCAGGATTGACCGTCTCTGTGACTGTGTCTGTGACGACTGGTGTTGGTGCAGTATCTGCTGGCCAATACTCGTCCAGATTGTCAATGCCAAGCAATTGCGCAGCAGATCGCGCAGGAATGCCACCTTGCACATACTGCAGGAAGCTTGACGCACGCGCAGCTTCGTCTGTCTGAAATACGTCCATGGTTTCTGGATTAAATCGGAATTGGTATTTGAGAGGATTGAGCAATTGCGAATTAATCACTGATTCGTACATGTTGAGTCTTGGAGTGATGGTCTCTCGCCAGAAACTCTGCCGATCACTGTCTGCTGTTGCGTAGTTTGCTGCACTGGCTTCCAACATGGTGCGAGGAACACCAAGAGTCGCTGCCATGGCAGTGATGGTACGCTCAGACAATTCTGGCATCTGCATGGTGTCGATGTTTGGCGTAATCTGCGTAACTTTCAAATCTGGACTGCGCAAAAACAAATACTTGAAAGCATTCATGATGCCTCCACCAGCTTTGGCATTGATGTCTGCACTGAATCGCTCGACCTCAGCAGTATCGGTATACTCTGGCAAATTCATCACTGTAACTGGCTGTGCGCCACCTTGGAAAAACGCAGTCGCAAACGCAGTCAGGTAGTGTGACAATTGCGCATGTTGCAGTGCCACAGCAGCTGGAGCGAGGCCCGGCCCAACATCCTCCACAAAGCTTGGCTCACGAAAATACACAATGTCGTCAATCGTCCATGGCCCATAGAGACGACCATTGAGAGTCTGTGACCAGATCATGCCTCGATATGGATCATAGATGTCTGCTTTGCCTTGGTCGAAAAACCATGTGGTATTCGCAGGATTGAGACAGATGAAGCCAGTCAGTGTGCGTCCTTTGACGACACGAAGCCAGTATGCTGCGCCAAACACCAACAGACTACGCTCAGTATCTTTGATGAGCTGAGGAACATTCATCTGCCATGGCCATTCGACCTGCGCATCATTGCGCGTCAGCTGAAATGGCACAGACGACAATGCATCTGCGCGCAGATTGACTGCGCGATACAGCATGGGCACTAATCGATACGCATCTGCTGGAGAATACAGCTTTCCGCTTCGATTCATGGCCTCAAGCCATCCATTCGGATATTGAATAGGCATCAGGCAAAACTCCATTCTATCTTTGGTGTGCTGAGCATACCGACTGCACCAGAAACTGCGTCCACATAGTCATCATGTGGCGCATGAGGAAACGCCACAGTCTCGTCGAGGAAATCTCGTGTCCATGCGCCAGCAACGATGCGCACAGCTCCAGCTTCTGCCCTTCCTGCCCATGGCATAGCACGCTGAATTTTATCACCTCGCACATCGATTCCTCGAAATGGCACAGATGCCAATTCTGGCAGTCGTCGCAATTCCTGCACAGCAGCCAAACCATTCATGGCTTTCTCAATGCCATGTGTGGTGTCTGTCTCACTGCGCATGATCGACACCATGACGCGTCGCACATCTGGCCATTCTGCGCGCATGTGGATTCCATCAGCGATATACAAAACACCTTCATGCAGACAGCATCGCACAGATGCAGTGTAGTCTGCTGACTGCCTCGTTGATGTGGCTAAATCCCAATAGCGAAACCATTTGGCACCATGTGGACGCACATCAGTGAGTCGAAGCCATTCTCTGCGAAACAGTGTGCCAATGGGATCAGTGAATTCGCCATCTACTTCCTGTCGATACATCTCAGATGTCATGGACTGGCGCAGTGTGGCAACGAATGTATCGTCCAGAAAGAAATTGTCTGTGGTCTTGCTTCTCACTGTGGCATAGTCTTTGTGATCGCCAGAGAACAATTCGTATACCCAATCTTTTCCTCTTGGAGTCGTCGTCATCCATGCGCGACCGGGATTTTCGCGCAATGTCGCAATGGACAATGGCCATATCTCTGCGTCCATCATGGCCACCTCGTCAAGCCAAAGCCATCCTGCATTGGCACCTCGAAGACGATCTGGATTGTCTGCACTGCGAAAGATAATGCGTCGATTCCCAATCAGACGCAATTCCATTTCGGATTTATTCCATGCAGTCACAATGCCTGCTTTTGCAGTGAGTTTCAGAATGGTTTCCATGGCACCAAGACGAAGCATGGGATAGGTAGGTGCAACGACCAGACCTGTCGTGTTCTTTGGCTGGCGCAGTGCTTCGACTGCACCTGCACGTGTCTTCCCAGATCCTCGTCCACCTACAAACAAACGAAATCGCGCATCATTAGCCCAAAATGTTTTTTGTGGAGACGTCTGTGATGTGTGGCGAATCGTCGGGAGTGCTGAGATCGATGACGAAATCTGTTGGAGCATTGGTGTTAACGACATGATGATTGTCTCGATACTTCCATGGACGCAATCCCTTCAACAAGAAAATCAGAAGCACGTCGCTGCCAGCTTTGGCCCGATCACGCGCAATTGCTTCCAATTCGTCTGCGCCATCTTCCTCAGCATCGCTCAGTGCTTGACGAAACTCGTCGTCTGCTTCGCGCAGTTTGTACACTGATCGACGCGACACGCCAGCAAGATTCAGTGCTTGCTGGACATTGCCTGTCTTGGCATATGCGCGCAGAAATGGCACTGCCCACAATGGACGATCAGGAAGATTGAATTCAGATTCTCTGCGTTTGGCGATTGTCAACGTATCGACTCCGAAGATACAAAACGCAGAAGAACATTGACGATAGCCAATGCGTATGCGATCTGCGGTGCAATTTCCTGCACCTCAGGCCATGCTGCAATCGTTGCCAGAATCATGGCCATCAGAGTGAGCAGATTAATCCAAATCGTCTTGCTGCGAAACCATCGTTTCATGACAAACCTCCCATTCTAAGCCATGCGAGAAACACCATCCATGCGCCACCACCCACTATCATGACCAGATATACCTGTTGCTCCAGACGCGCAATTCGTTTCTCAAACTCTTTGAAATTGGCATCTCCAGATTCCAGTCGTTGCAGTATCATGTCTTGCTTCGTCTCTATTCTGGCCAGCTTCGTTTCTACAGTCTCAGTCATGATATTTTCCTTGGTATGAGCGAAACTCTGTGCGAATCATTTCCATGTTGATTGCTGATCCTGGACATGTCTTGCGCGCAGCTTGGTATTCTCGATGGCCTTTGAGCGTGTCAGATGTCACAGTGATTTCACGCCATGCCATCAGTGCCAGAGTCGTTGCGCGCACCATGGTGTGCAAATCGTCTGACCATGGACGCACATCGTAATCACCAACTACTTCGATTCCCCACATCGACGCATTCCCTTTGAAATCACTGCAGTGAATGCCAGCAACATTCAATGGGCACATCTGCCAGATGCCATCATTCTCTTGTCTTGGAGATCCGACAGCAATGAACAGATGCGGCCCACCTCGCCATCCCATGGCTTGATATCGCGCGCTCATGGCATCCATGGTGCGTTTGCCATTCCATTGGCTTGGTGTCGGTTTCCATGTGTGATGCAGTACCACACCTTTTGCCCATGGTGCCACATCTGGATTATGCCTGTCGAGATGCATGCGGAATTCTTCAACAGTTTTCCAATGCATCAGTGCATACGCGTATGTCATACTCGAACACCTTGCCATTTTATAATCTTATGCATAAACGTAGTGCCATTTTTGCGATTGACAATGAAGAATAATTCATCTCCAATCACAGTGATGTTGCCATGCGCATCCTCAACAAACTGCTGCAATTCCCATTTTGCTGCGATTGTTTTGCGATACCACAGATGAATGGCAAACTTTTTGCTTGGCACCAAATATGCGCCCATGGATGTCGCAAACCATTGACCAGCTTTGTCTACCTGCACAGATGTCTGTGTGGCAGTGTATGTGCCACCGGGAATGCCAAGCTCAATTGCTACTGGAATAGGTAGTGGAGCGTTTGTCATTGTGTTCCTTCGCAGATGCATTGGCTTCTGCTTTTATTATCGCATTGCTGTCAAGAATTCACTGTTGCATTCTTGGCAGTGTGACACCAGATTGGTCTTGGTATTTTCCTCGCTTGTCAGAGTATGTCACTCTTGGCCGATCTCCACGGAAAAACACGACCTGCGCAATGCCTTCATTGGCGTAAATCTTGACTGGATTCAGCGACGCATTGTGTATCTCAATCGTCAATTCGCCTCGCCACCCCGGCTCCATTGGTGTGCAGTTGATGATGAGACCACATCTGGCATACGTCGATTTGCCAACAACAATGCCAATGACATCCTCAGGCATGGCGAATTTTTCAACACTGCGACACAGCACAAACTCTCCTGCGCCAATCACATAGTCTGACTGCTTGTATGTGCGCACAGACATGGCATCGAATGCGTCGCGATTCTTCGGATCTACTGTGTCATTTGCGTATTCCATCCATTCGTCTGCAACACGCATGTCATAGCCAAACGATGTCAGGCCATAGGAAATCACATCTGGACGACTCTCGCATGGTGCGAAATTTTCAATCATGCCTGCCTGTGCCAGTCTCTCTATCTCGACGTCATTCAGAATCATACAAAGGCCTTCCATGCTTGACCATAGTGATGGTCACAGATTGTGTTGACTGCATCTGCGTAGAATCGGATGTGGCTTTGCGCAGTGCTGTGTGTGCGCAGACTGACGAAATGCTTCAGTGCTTGCTGCGATGCAGTCCAGTAGAATCGTGTGTAGACTGCCAATGGCAATGCCATGCGTGCTTCCTCGCGAGACATGCCATGTGCAATCAGGTAGTGATAGTGAAGCAGTGATGTCTCGATGGATTCGCGCAATTGCTGTGCATGTATCTCGTCCATTACGTCTGCCGATCCTTGCTTGCTCACTGAGCTTTGCACATGGACGACGTCTGGATAGTATGCATGCAACACCTCGCTGTATCTCTGGCTTACTTCATTCCATCCAGTATCGACGAATGCATACGAAGATCCGACCACATGCTTGTACCATTGGCGTGCGACAAACTCTGGACACGACACCATCAGTGTGACTGGCGAATGACGGAATGGAGACCAGTGCCCATCCTTGGCCAGACGCGCAATCAGACGCGCATCCTTCTCAGCATCATGCGCACCGTCTCTGTCGTAGCTTACTCTTGCAGCATCAGTGATTTTCTCTGATGGATTGACATGCATCCAGTCTACCAATTCGACGAAGCCATGTTGATTATCGACGTCTATTTTCATGCGTGTTTCTCTGCTTCTTCCTTGCGTATCTGCTTTTGCAATTGCTCAATCCTCACAGTGATTTGACTGCGCCAGATGTGCAAATCTTCTCGCTCAGGATGCTTGGCAATCTCTGCGTCAATCTCCATGCGTTTCCATCGCCAGAATTCCAAGACCTGCATCGTGCTACTCATTGTCGATTCCCTTTCAATATCGAACAAATCCTACTAAGTATGCGAACACCAAGAAACAGCTGAGATAAATCACTGCCATCAGTAGCACAAGCAGAATGTGCTTCACTGCCAGATTGCTTTGTCATCAACGACGACCATCCATTGCGACCAGCATGCCTGCGAAGATTTCCAATGCTTCCATCCACGACCATCATTCCACAATCTGCGAAATGCTTTGTACTGGTTTTCGTATGAATCCCTTTGCGCATGATCAGTGCCCATTAGCCAGAGATACGTTTTGTCGTTGAATTGAAACAGTCCACCATCATTGGTTTTGGATCTGGACTGCGTCGTATATGTGCCATAGGTGTGACCATCGCCAGACTCGCATGAGATGATGGCCAATGCTTCGCGAGACACAGCGAATGGTACGACTCGACAATCACTGCCTGAGCAAAGCAGATACCAAAACAATACTACGGCTCCCATCGTTTACGCTCCAGTACCATGCCAACAGTCATTGTGATAATCGAAGCAACAAAGCCAACAATCAAACCTGCAATAAACTCAATCACTCTGCACCTCTTCTGCTAATGCCTGCAATTCTTCAACGATGTCTTCTAAGATGAGTGCCAGTGTGGCATCAATCCTGCTGCCTCGTGTCACTACCTCGTCTTGCTCGTCGTCTGCTTTCTCTCTGACCATCATCCACCTTCCGCTTGGCCCTGCGTCGATGTGGTACCAATACCTGCCAATCAACTTCCGATAAATCATACGCATTGCGCAGTATCTCCATCATGTCCATGGCCTCGTCTACTGTACGTATGACGACTGCTGGATATTCAGACCATTGCGCAAAGAATTCTTTTTGCTTTACGCTCAGCGATCCCTTTGGAGATTTTACTTCTACACAGAAGATTGTGCCACGATAGCCACAGAGTAAATCAGGTACACCACCACCAGCATTGCTCAGGTCTGCGACCATGGCACCACAGTATGTCAGTGCTGCCACAATGGCCTTGTGATTGTCGTCCAGCTTCTGGCGAAACCTTGGCACATATCCCTTGCTCATTTCTGCACACCTTCGCCAGTGAATGCAAGCATAATCTGAATCAAATCCCGATCACTACTGCGTGTTTTCCATTGGCGCCATTTGGATGCAAGCATGGCGAATTCGCCACCTTGCACAATGCTGGCATCGAGTCGCACATTGAATCGGTCAATGGCCTCTTTGCGTTTCATTGCTGAATTGGGGCCATACGCAGACGAAGCAGATTCCATCATGGACACGAATCGCTGTTGCGTGTCGATCTGTGATGTGCGCAGTGCAGTGCGCCATGTGGTTTCCAATTCGTCTACCTCATGCGCCACAATGGTCAATGCTCCATGCGTATCCTTCCTGCACAGTGTGCAAAGCTGGGGATATGGTGTCGCAGTATCCATGCCTCGCATGCAACAAAGACACAGTGATGGCACATTCTTTTTTATGATTGGACTGTTGTCGGTTTTTGTATCCATGAACAGATCGCCTTTCTCTCGCTTGGCCATTTTCATCTTCCTTCACTGCATTAAGACATTAAGTAGGTATGTTTTTTGTAAAGTATGTACATGAAGAGAATATAGTAGAAACTCTCGGAAAACATGTTGTACTTAATGTCTTAATGCACACGATTATGCTTCGCCACGTCGCATTTGACTGCGCGACGGCCTTGCTTCATCTGGCGTATTGCGAAACTCATCAAGCATCCCAATGCCAAACACAGATGATCGATTGTGCGAGACTGCACCAATCTCTGCGTATCGTGTCAGCAATTGCTGCACAAGCCATCGTTGCGATTTGAATGATGCACCTCTCTCGCCTTCGTCTTCTGCCCATTCCTTCCATGCATCGTAAAGCGTGTGTTTGCTGACGACAGCAGTGAGATTCATGACGCATCTCTGCTGGATGAATCGCGCAACGATGTCTTCTTCTCCGCGATATTCCGTCGTTGCTTTCTCGACGGCTTCGCAGGATTGGAGACCATTTTGATACCAGAGATGTGCGCCAAAGATCGTCCATTGCAGAATGGCTTCTGCTTCCTCATGAAACATGGCTTCTAATTCTCTCGGATCTTTTCGCTGTTCTTCTGGAATTGTTGCAGTGAATGGCAGGATGCGCAGTCTGCGCCAGATGCCCACATCAAGACCTGTGATGCGAGGTTTGTGATTGCCAGTAATCCAGAGTGTGTGCGACGGATTGAAGACGAATGGTTTTCCGTAGAGTGTTCTGGCAGTGATCGCATCGCCACCAGTGATGTCTTTCACTCTGGATTCATTCAGTTTTCTTCCTTCTGGCATCTCTGAGGCCATGGCGAATCGTTTGCCTACCAATGCTGCAATCATTGGTGTCGCACCTTCGCCATCTTGTCTGTGGTCAAGCAATGCTTCGATAGACGATGTGGTGCCATAGTCTCCAGCAATGATGCTTATGGCTTTCATGAAAGACGATTTGCCATTGGCACCATTGCCATAGCAGAAGAACAGACAATGTTCGTCTGTGCTGCCAGTCATGGTATATCCGACAGCTTTCTGGACGTAGTCTATGAGATCGGTATCGTCTTGGAAGACTGTTCGAAGGAATGTCTGCCATTTCTGCGACATGGGAATTTCCTTGTAGTCCACATTGACGATTTTCGTCAGCATCAGTGCAGGATCATGCTTGATGACAGACATGGTACGCAAATCGACGACGCAATTGGCGCAGTTGAAAAGCCATGGAGAGGAATCAAATTCTGCTGGCTTTGCGACCAGATATGGCTGAGCTTCTGCAATCATGCCATCGATGCGCGATGTGGATTCACTCTTCAGTGCCCATTTGGCTAAATCGGCATTGATTGCGAGATTGCCACCAGCTTCCTTGTACATGTCGAGAACAACTGCGTGTGCCAGTCGTTTGACTGCATGGACGTCAGTATGCTCCCATCTTTGCCCATTCCATACAAGCCATGCTTTCCATTCTGGCACATATCGCAGTTTGTCTCGTGTTGCGTCTACCAGTCTTTTTCCATTGCCAACATCTGTGTGATGGTATGGAGCATCGATTATTGCGACATCGTCTGTCTGAGAGTCTGTCAGTGCATCCTGTGACGATGTTTTGATGGGCACTGCTTTCGCTGTTGGTCGAGGAATGGGCAATGGTGCCTGTCGTCCATAGCCAATGCCATCAACGATTGCTTTTCTCTCTTGTCGCTGTGCGCCAGTGCGAGGAATCTGTGCGCCATAGAGGATGTCAGCAATCTGATCGTCAGAGTATTGAGAAAAGCCAATGGATTCTGCGCCAGCAAGATATCCTCCAATGAGTCTGCCTGCGCGAATGCGTGTCTCGTGTCTATCGCCTTCGATTGCATTTGCGACCATGCGTATACCTGCATTGATGCGTCGCTGCATTACTTCCTTTACCCATGCATCTGGATAGTCAGCATTGCTTGGTGCGACATTTGGCAAAGGTTTTTCTGCCTGATGTGCATCCTTCAATTCCTCGATAAGCCAATCGACGGCATCTTGGATGTCGGTCAATTCCTCAGATGATCCTTCAGTGAGATTCTCAGTGAATGTGAAATATCTTGCAGTCTCGTATATCTCTACTTTATCGCCACCAGATGTGCGGCCTTTGAGTCTGGCATCTTCTGGAATCTTGGCAGTGCCAATGATATGCAGACCTGCTCCACTAGGCGATATCTCGCTGTAGGATTTGGCGAAATACAATGCCTGCTTCGCGACAGATGATGGCTTCACCGATCCGTCAGGCATCGATGTGAGACATGCGTCTAGGTCGATGCCAACAATGCCGTCTCCAGTCAGCACAAAGCCAACACCAACAGTGTTGTATTTGCCTACTGCCTTCTCTGCTTCGTCATGTGTCGTCCATGTGGACGAGTCTGTGGACGATGCATTGCGTCCAGATTTGGCATCCACAGGAATTTTCTTTGCTGTGTAGCATACCCATCTTGGCTGCGATTTCAGGTCGTCAATATTCATGCGTTTTTCTCGTCTGGATAGTTGTACGTATTGACCAGATGCTGGAGCAAGCTCAGAGACTCTTGGACAATGCCAATGGCCTGATCTGCCTGCCATTGCAAGACAGAGTCTGGACGTGTCATCAACAGACTGATTGCGCCATGCAAATCCAAAATGCATTTGTCAAGATGCTTTGCTTGCTTCCTGATTGCATTGCGTCGTATGCGTAGTTTTTCTGCGTGTTCTTTGCTATCGTACATTATTTTCCCCATTTCCCTTGTCGCAGTATCAGTGCATTGATGGCGTATCCTGCCAGATCGCGCAGTGTGTCGTCGATGGATTCATCATCAGTCGTCGTATGTGGATTGGTAGACAGTGTGATGAGTCTCTCGATTTTGTCACTCATGCGCACAACGATGCCATGGAGCCCAAACCTGCCAATCGCATTGGCGCCATACGCTGATGATTTGATGACATGCTGTGTGGCTAATTGGTCGCAGTTAACCATGAATGCTTCGTATTGCTTTGGATAGGTTTTCAGCATTTCTTCCAAATTGTCCAATGGTTTCATTCCTGCACCTCAGATGCGACTGCGCGTAGCACATCGCCAATAAGCTTATTCCTCGACGTCTTCTTCGATTCTGCCAGCACATGCAGTGCTTGTGCGATGCTCAATGGCAGTCGCACGCTGATGTATACCGATGTGATGCCAGAGGGTTTCCGTCCAGGTTTGGTCGTCATTTCACTGCCTCCATAAACTGCTTGCGCTTTTTTTCATCTAGTACATAAAGAAATCTGTACTGAAATTCGTTTGTGATGTGTTTGATGCCAGGATATATTTTTTCCATTGCTTCCTTTGCTCTTGTTTTATGTCGATGCCAGAGTGTGACTGGATGAATGCGCTCTCCAGATGCAGTCATATAGAAATCAACAGGAATCTTATCAAGCACAAATGCATTTGATGCTTTATAGATTGTTCCTGTATTCCCTACCGATCCGTCTGCGTATGTGATTAAATAGATTATTTCTGGCTTTGCAATCTTCAGATAATATAGCAACATTGAAATCACTATCGTCTCAGAGTATTTAGGCAAATCATCAGAAAGCCACATTCTGTCAAACTCTGCATAGTTTGATTTAGTAATGTCATTACTAATCGTATGCTTCATGTGTGGTCGTATTCCATATCCTAGTTGAATGAATCCCATGTATTGAGTATCGTCAGTTTTTGTGACAATCATAGAAAGCATTCTATTTCTAGTGCATTTCTTTGAGTAATGATGACGTTTCACAAGATCATCAACAAAGGAAGATGGAGATTCAATTAAAATTAAATCTCGATACTGAACACCTATCACATCGCCACACAAATTGCGTATTAAAAGTTTTCCTTTTGCTTTGCTCATTATGTATTTCCTTGTGCTTTATGATGCATATAAACCTCCAATGAGATGCGCAGTGTGTAAGCACTGCGCATCTCAATACGACCTAGAATGGTCGAGAATCCTCATCATACTCAGTCGGCGTGTTGCGTGTCTCTTGCACTGCCTGCTCAGCAGGCATCTCGTCATTGCTTCGCATTTCCTTTGACCAGTCGCGATATTCCTCGAAAGCAGTCTGAGCTTTCTCCATCATGGTCTTTCCGACATAGAGTGATGCGCACAAATCGCGGTCAATCTTGGCAATGTCAAAGCCAATCTTTGGAATGATGACTGAAGATCCATATCCTGTGTCAGTCGTAATCAAACGATTCTTCCTGTCCAATGGCTGTGTGATCGGTGTCCAAAACATGAAGCTTGGAATGTCGCGTTTCGCAGTCTTCTTTGCTTCCGTCGCAACATCTCGCATTGCTGCAAAGATAGATTCACTCTTCATTGCTGTGACACCTCGACCGACCAAACCTTTGACTGGCCAGACGACCACATCATCATGGCCTTCAATGAGACAGAGAATCTCAGTGTACAGACGCATGTTGGCATTGGCTTTCCAGTGTGGATGCCATGTCTTCGTGCGAATGCCATTGGTCGTCTCTTCAGTGTATGCCTGTGTGCGTGTGCGAATGACGACAATACGCAATGATGATGCAGTAAAGCCATCTTCGTCGTCGAACAATTCTGCGTTTTCCCATGGTGCCAGCAGATCAGGCAATTGCGATGCGCGTGCGTAGAATTTCCCCACAATGCCTGTGGTCTTCGTCGTTGATAGCCAAGAGATGCGAGGAATACCATCGCCAATGTCTTCTCGCTCATGGCTATAGTTGATGTCTTGCAGATCGCGCTCAAAATCACTCATGGAGTTTCTCCCTTGTGTGTAGTGGAGCAGTCACAGCGACTGCTCCATGGCTTCCTGTTGTCTAGGTGTTTGGATTGACGTCTTCCCATGTCGGAATGGCATCCAAGGGATCAATCTGGTATGTGCCACACTCGACATCGATGCGACGAAGCAATTCTTCACTGTAGATGTCATAGGCAATCACATCGCCAATCACATATGCTACCTGTGAAGCAAACTCCACATACGACGCACTACGCTCAGAGACTGTCTGGCGCATTTCCTTGGCCTGTTCCTCAGTGATGTGTCTCATTGGTCGTTTCCTTTCTGACGATACCAATTATGTACTGCGCATTGCGCGTTGTACCAAGCTTACCTGTCCAGCATATAGCATATCAATTTATCTGTCAAGCATCTTCCTCGTCGAGACAGACAATGTTCATGCGCCAGATACGCATTCGTACAGTGTGATATGCAATACCTAATTCTGCAGAGATTTGCTTGCGTGTGCGAGAAGCAAACCATTCGGGATTATTAGGCCATCCATTTTCCTTGCGATATGGCATGCGTGTGTATCCATGTCGTCTGCAGTGATCTCTCACTGAATCAGATGATGCGCCCAAATCGATTGCTATTTGAGCAGTCGTCTTCGCTGCGTAGTACGATGCATCTGTTGGCCATTTGATGTGTGTATAGATTCTTTTCCTTGCAAAGCCATGCTTGTGGCAATACTTTTTCACTGTGTTTGTGTCCACATGGAGCGTATCAGCAATCTCTCTGGTCGTCTTTTCTGCATACCATGCAGGATCACTCGGCCATCGATTGTAGTATGTTGATGGTCGAATTGCGCGTCTGGTCTTAAATCCAAACTTAAGCACAAAGTTTCTCACTGTGGAGTCTGACAGATTGAATTCATGACAAATCTGCTTCACAGTGTGCGATGCGTAATAATCAGCATCTAATGGCAGTACATTCGATTTGCATTTCCGACCAGCATGCAATTCTTCGCAATCAAATGCGTCTTCTTGTTCTTCTTCAGTGATCGACAGCACAGTGCCATTGTGCGCCAATCCAAGAGTCTCTTCGTAGTGATACAGCACATCGTCTTCTGGTATGTTGATTGCTTTAGCAATGTACCATGTCGGATTATCGCTTTGCAGTGTGGCAATGACGTCGTCTGTGTATCGCAAATCATCTCGACAAATCTTCATAGATGAATTCCTCTTGCAGTCAGTACTGCGTCAATCATGGTACGCACATCCATAAGAGTCTTTCCGACATAGGATTTGACGACTCTTCCTTTGCGTCCACCAGTCTCTTCCAATGTGCCAATCCACATGCCATCCAATCCCAATGCAATCCTGCCATAGTAATGGCGATTTGGCGTGTCGTATGAGACACGCCATGTCATGCCAGTATTGCGCCATGCAATCTTTGGTGCGGTCATAGTGGATCCGTCTGCTGCGTATCGAATCTTGCTTCCTCCAGCATGGTCAGCATCAGATGTGCATCGCACACATGGTAGACGTAGTCTTCGTCTCGCTCCACAAGATAGACGCATGCACATGATGCAGTGATGTACACTGCTCCAACATCTCGACGACGGATCATGAAGCGATACAAGGGATAGTCTCGCATGATGTCGTCATGCAGTGCTGGCATCTCAGCATTGCGCACATCCATAGTGAATTTAACTTTGTATGCGCCATGGCCCATGCGACGTAGCCAAGCATAGAATTCGTTGTGCATTAGATTCCCTTTCTGTATCGACGTGCTTCTCGTGTCGTTGCATGCCAGTATCCATCAGCAGGATTGAGGATTCTGCCTTCGTCGTTGCGCAAGACCGCATAGGTACGTGTGCCATACTCGATGTCAGCATAGTCAAGCATACCGACAATGCGTTTTGCAAACTCGCGGTCAATCGCCACATAGTACTGATGTGTGTACAAGATCTGGTCATTGTCTGCGCGACAAATGGAGATTGCGATTCTCTCTGTGATCGGTCTGCGCAAATCGGTCAGCACACTCATGGTCGTTTCCTTTCTGTGTGGCGCCAGCACAGTACTGGCACCATGTTCTATTCGATCTACAGTGTGTCGTCTCCGACAATGTAGCAAACGACGACGTTTTCGTCTGGATGCTTTTCTTTCCAGTGATTGACGATTGACTGGAAATCAGCATAGGTCGTGTTCAAACCATTAAATGCAATCTTGATTTCTCTGGTCTCTGCATCCTTGATAATGACGCGATTGTATATGGCTTCAGTCATGGGATTCTTCGTCTTAGTGAATGGATGGTTTTTCATGGTCGTTTCCTTTCTGTGTGGTGCCAGCACTGTTCTGGCACCATTGCTTGCGAGTCTTATGCTTCCAGTGTGGCTTTTGCAAACCGGATCATGGCTTCTGAATAACTGATATCACTCTTGCATGCCATCTTCCCTTGCATTGTCGCAGTCTTTTCTACTGCTTGTGCCCATTCAATTCGCAGAGTGTAATACTCGATGCGTACCATGGGATCAGTAAAGTTTTCTGGCTGTTTGGGCTCCATCTTCATCAATTTCGGATCCATGGTCGTTTCCTTTCTGTGTGGCGCCAGCACTGTGCTGGCGCCATTGCTTGCGAGTTTTAGCCAATCACAACGATTGTTCCACAGATGTGTTCGCCACCAAACCGACGATCATGTTTTGTGAATTGGATCTGGCGATTCTGCACACCTCGAGCAACACCTTTCAAACCTGCCTGCTTGGCAATCATGCGCGCAATCGACATCATTGCTGACGGAATGCCTGCGCGAACACGTTTTGCCATAATCGTCGAAACCTCAATCCAGTACATCTCGTCGCTTTTCCCAAGAATGTGTCCAGTGATGAATTCATGGCTAATTGTGTTGGTCTTGGTCGTCATGTTCGTTTCCTTTCTGTGTGGTGCCAGCACTGCACTGGCACCATTGCTTGCGAGTCTTAGATGCTGATTCCTCGACGTGCCATTTCTGCGCCAATGATCGCCATGGCAGACGTGTTGCCTTTGTCGCGAGACACCTTGTATGCGAATTCGAGATACCAGTCTGCGCGTGTTGCCATGTTCAGTGCCATGCGGATTTGGGCTTTGGTCATCTTGGTCTTCATGGTCGTTGCCTTTCGTGTCGTCTGTCTTACCTGATTCAATTGTATAGCATATCAATTCATCTGTCAATAGGTTTTCTGACCAATTTGCGACGAGTTTTGAATGTGGTATTATGACATGCGATTTAGGCAATCACTAGATATCGTAATCCGTGGTCGTCTGTTCGCACTGCTTGATGCGCATCGTCATCACTGGCATCTATCCTGCAGTAATGGATGTCCATGATGAAACTAGCAGAAACACCAATGCCACATTGCAATAAAAGCAATGTGGCATTGGTGCAGATGACCGTCGCAGGAAAGGATCTGCTTCGATATCTAGATTGTATCACTGTGATGCAGTTCTGCCAAGAGTAGGACACCACAGTGATTCCAGAATTATACTACGGTTTCTCTGGCCATGTCGTCACATTCCAGATCAGGCCATCAGTGATGTCTCGCAGTGACTGTCGATACGTCTGCCATGCTGCCACAGTCTGCGCATCCAATCCGACATCAGGAAGCTGCGTATAGTCACAGTCTGCCAGTTTCTGATTGCGTACCTGTCGCAGTGCAGTCATTGCCTGATCTTCAGTGTATGGATTATCACTGACGATTTCGCCTTCTGGCACTGCGTCGTATCGATTTCCTTCGTCATCCCAAAATTGAAATTCGATACTGTCAGGCATGAAGATGCGATAAATCATATCATCACCATGTGAAAGATTGGCGATTCACTGGCAACATCTTCAGTGATCGCTTGGAGCGTATGTGTGCCAGTCGTCGTTGTTGCGCGATACTGCACAACATCACCAGCTTTGAAGAATCGGCAGACGGTGTGCATGAACTTCACATCTTTCTGCGCACCAGTGCCCATTGAACAAACTTCAATAGAATTCACACGCAAATCGCCATGGATATTGTCGCGTATGGCCAGCGATCCAATAACAGTGACGGCATAATAGCCAGCAATCGGCACTGTGATTGTTGTTGCTGACCATGTCCACTGACCAACATTTTCAATCTCACTCTGCCATGTGACAACGACTCCAGCAGTCGTAATGTTTAGTGTTGCTGTTCTTGTAAGGGAAAGATATGTTGAGCTTTCAAACCTTTCAAGGTTTAGAAGACGAGTCTGCATTTGTTGCTGGTCATTAGATTGAAACCAAGTCAATTTGCACCTCTTCATTTCCGTCTTGATTCATAGCCAGTGTGACAGCATAAATTTTGCGCGTCAATGTAGATGAATCGTTATACAACACTGTGACTAAATCGCCAATGAAGTAATCTCGACCATATCGATACACAGCGCTTTGCAAAACTTCAATGTTGAAGCTAATGATTTTTCGTTGTTCTTCTCGATATCGACGATTAGCAACAACATTGAGCTGACCGACTGTCACATTTGATCCACCATTGACGAATGCTTCTCGCAAATCGGTTTCTGTAGGTGCAGTCGCAGGAAATCTGCCTTGTATTCGGCCTTTCTTTTTTCCTGTGCCATTTGCAATGATGTAAGACGGAGAATTCATGATATCAACAGTTTGCTGCAGTGTTCCTAGTGTGTTGTTGCCTTGACTCATGCGCACAGTGCTAGTGCGATCTACTCCGCGATGCACTGCCGATATTAAACTGTAAGATACATAGAAAGAAATACCAGATCCTCCTGATGGAATGTACAAATTTACCCAAAAATCAATATTGCCTGCATCAGCGATTTTCTGCATTGCTGACAACAGGTTTTCACCACTACATGCGTATGAAACAGGATCACCAACGTTGTAGTCAAATGCAAACGGATCAGCTGCTGTTACATATCCAACAGACCATCTATCGAGAGTCGCACCATATCTGCGCGTCAAACTTGCTGAGACGACTGGAGGAACAAACGAAAGATTCCCGATGTTGGTATCCCATAGTCTTGCCAGCACACTCGATGCCTTTGGATAGGTAGCAGAAGAAAAATTGCTATAGCCATCCATATCTGGATACCATGCCACAATCCTGTCTCTAAGAATGTGCATCCCATCCATGGCAATGATGTCTATGACTGATCTCTCAGATTGTGTCACAATCACCTTGCGAATCATGCCAAAAAACTCAGTATATTCTGGCATGTTGTTTGCCACATCACTGCGCTCAATACCGACATACATGCCAAAAGTAATGAATTCATTGCCATACTGCTGATTATTGACACGAATCGTAGCAATACCAACATCGTTTATTTTACTGGCAGTACTCCATGCTAATGGCGTAAGCACTGCCAGTGCTGTACCTGTGCTGTCATAGAGAGTGATAGTGATAGATGTTGCCATGGTTATACCAATGTAATAGTAAAACGCGCTGAATCGACAGTTTGCGCAGCCAATCCGCTTGATGCTTGCACCTTTACAGTATCACCAGCATTAAGATATGATAATCCTGCGATTTGCGCAAAATGGTTGACTGCGCCAGATGATGCCACATCAGATCGCCAAATTGAGGCACCACTAATAACTATCTGCAGTCTTCGCCATGACGTAGTACCTGAGTTGAATCTAACTTGACATGCAATGTTATACCAGCCTTCTCTATTTACAGTAATCACTCCTGTGGTTAGATTCACTGTGAGTATGCCGTCAGTAGTCGAAGCTCCAGTACTGTAATTCACAAGATCATATAATGCTGATGCTGTTGTTAGTGTGGCACTGCCGCCAGTAATAACTTCGCCAGTCTGATATGGAGTGTTTCGCGCAATAGAATAAATATTATTGATGTCCATGCTAAATGATGTGACTAGTCCACCAGTAATCACAACACTGCTGGCGAGTGTGAAGACCGCTTGGCCTGCTCCAGTAATTGTGGTTATCTGTGCTGTCGTTGCCAATGCCATACGCACACTATATACAGGAATTGTGGCAGTGCCAGAAGCAGTTTTTGTGACTGCTGGTGTCAGTGCAGAATTGTTGGCGACAATGACGAGATTATATGTCGCGTTTGGTACGCCAGTCGCTACGCTGATAGATGCGGATGTGGTGTTCTGGTAAAACCATCCATTGACAATCGCATTGCCTGCGCCAATGGTCAGTGCATTTGTCGTAGCTCCACCTAATACAAATGCTGCTGTGCCATCGTTGTTTTGCAGAACACCTTCACTGAATGTGCTAAGCTCCATGCTTCGCATGCGATCTGCAGTATAGCCACCGACTGTACCATCACCAGCTCCAGAAGCCATTCCGATTGATTGCTCAGCCATTGTTTTATACTCCTATATATCTTGCAGTGTAGTACATGGTCACATTTGAATTTGCATCAGTGCCTGTCGCAGACACACTGATGACATTCACGCCATTTGGTACAAGATCAGATTCCGCATACACTCTCCAATCGACAAGATTCGTTATACTGGCTAATGCTGAAAAACGATTGTTTCCAGATTGGTCATAAACCGTATAAATCCCATAGCTTAGATTAATCGTCCACAATTCTCCAGCAGGTATTGGATCATAGAAATTGATGGCATGATTGAGCGTATCAGTAATGACCAGATTCGTTGCTGGGCCTGTTACTTGGATTATAGGATAAGAATCCCATGTGCCAGCATAATTAATGGTAGTGCTTTTGTCAACGACTGCTGATCCATATAACACAGGATACGGTTTTGGATAGAGTGTAGGTGTGCCAAAAAGAGTAGATGTCAGGATTGCAGTTGATTGCGTAGAATCGTACCATGTCGGATCATTGCATCGTATTTGTACTGTCGTGCGTATGGTCTCGTATTTTGCATCTGTATCAAAACTGAGCTGACCAAGAACACGGCCTTGAATGCTTCGATCATATGTACCTGTCGAGTCTGTCCAAGACATGCGCACAGTCACCACATCATCACTCATACGAAACAGCGAAGCCAGTTTTGCGCGTTTGCTGAAAGAGTCTTCTGGAGACGTCGCAACGACGACCAATGGCAGTGTAATGATGCGAGGATCAAGACGCAATCCGATGTAGCTATCACCTTGCTGGAAAGGGCCTCGCTGTGTCAGATGATGTGCTGGCGATAGACCAAATCCGACAGTGCCCACTAGATACATCGGATAATCAACATCACCTGCGCGTGCCACAGCAGTATTGAGTGAATACGTCTTATTGTTTCGTATAAATTCCAGTATCATGCTGAAGCTCCCAATGTCATCATCATTGCTTGCGTATCTGCGATCAATGACGACTCACTCTGTGTGTTGGCATACGATGCACTGAATGTGTAGTTGTTGATTATCGATGCACCAGTCTCTGCTGCGATTGATGCTGTTGCCCTTGATGCACTAACCACATCTGGTGTGCCTTTGGCAATTCCTTCTGCCATGCCTTTGGAGAAATTCACACCTACTTTGTCGCGCATCAGTTTTGATGGAGATTCCATTCCAAGGAAATCTTTCGCTGCTTCGTATGCTTCACTCGCTGCGTTTTTTGCTGCTGTGGCGATCTTTCCTGCTGCATCAGTGATGCCATTGGCGATGCCAGTCGCGATATTGGTGCCAACCTCTGTAAACTTCGACATCATTGTATCGAGAACACCTTTAACTTTGGTTTCCAGTGTTGTAAAGAATCCAGTGATGTCTTTTATGGTCGTGTCGAGTGTTGTCTTCAACGTTGTCCATGCACCTTGGAAATCGCCTTTAACCAGTTGTGACAATGCAGTCAAAATGCCAGTCGTCGTTTCCATACCGATGGTTATCAGTGAATAAAACGCGTCCAGCACTACTTTGATATACGGCCATGCAATAGTAAAGCCATCGCTCAATAACTGCCATGCAATCGTCATGCCTTGGAATGCCAACACCAAAACGTCGCGCACCAATGTTGCCAATGCTCCAAGCTGAGTCGTTAATGCCTCAAGATATCCTTGCATCACTGGAGAAGCCAAGTATTGAGTGATTGCACTGCCTGCACTGGTCATGGCAGTCACAAAGACAGTACCAAACGTCGTTATTGCGTCTGTCAATGGCTGCAGGAAGACCATTACTGTCGCAAGACCTGTGCTGAGCGTAGCCAGCACACTCGGTATACCTGCGATAGCATTGCGAATCGTGTCAAAGACACCTGACGTCGTACCAGTTTCTTGCATCGAAGTAATCCATCCAGACAACGATTCAACGACATCTGCGATGATTGGCACCACAGTATCTGCCATGAATGCGCCAAACTCCATGAGGATTGGCATCAATGCTTCTCCAAGGCCTTGCTGTACGTCAGCAAATTTCTCTTTTAGCACGACCTGCTGTCCAGCATAGGTGTCAACAGCTGCTGATGCACTGCCACCAAACTGCGTATTCAGCTCAGCCATCATGATTTCTTGCGCGCCAGCAACATTGCCTGCTTCGACCATGGCTTTAATCATGGCTTCTTGGTCAGCAGTAAACTGCACACCACTTCGACTCAATGCAGCCAAGCCAGCGACAGGATCATTGAGCGCTTTACCTACCTGCATCGCTGCAGAATCCAAATCAATGCCTAATGCCTGAGACATGTCGAGGATTGACTGTGTCGCTGATCCGAAGTTTTCTCCCTTGATGTTTGTGAATGTCGCGAGAACATTCTGCGCACCAAGAATCGCGTCGTCTGAGAAGAGAGACTGGCCAGCAGACGCGCTCATGGCAGAAGCCATTTCTGCCATTTCTTTTGCAGTCAATCCAGCTGCGCCACCAGTCGAAGCAATCACAGCTTCTGTCTGCGCCATCACTGAATTCCATGCAGAAGCTTCTTCGATGCTTCCTCCAATGAAATCTGTGACTGCGCCTAATGCCTTTTTTCCTATATCCGCAGCCAATCCGACAAGACCTTGGCCGATCCCTTGCAAGACTCCAGTCATGACCGATCCCATGCCAGAGAATGATGATCCCGCTTTGCCAGCATTTTTGCTGACATCGTCGAGACCATCATTGACTGCTTTGGTCGTTTTTGTGGCATCATCTTCGGATTTGAATCGAATTAAGACAGTCTCTTCTGCCATTACTTCTTACTCCGTCGCTGTTGCACTGTGCGCTCCACGCTCATCATCAGCAAATCCTGCTGAATCGTTTGCCATGGCACTGCATCCAATTCTGTTGGTGTGCAGTGATAGACATCTCGACACATGACCAGTCTAATGTATTCCAATGGCGCCACATCGCCAGTCCATAGATGCGACATGAGCGCCACCTTTAGTTTCCCATTGATGGATTCAGAGAAGCGAGAATCTCTCGCACAATCTTTGGAAAATGCTTTGCAGGAATGTCTTCAAAACTACCATTCTCTACGTCTACGCATTTCCTCAGGATTGTGACCATGCTGGCAATATCGTCTTTTGCGGATTGCAGTTTGATGAGATCGCCAATGGTCAGTTTGTTGTCGTCAATTACGTATTGCATGTGGGGATGCTCCAATCAGAAAAATGTGTGGGGAAGAGATTGGCATGCAGTCTTTCCCCACAAAGACTGCACACCCAAATTAAGCTACGTCTGTGTACGTAATGCCTGGACATCGTACAGTGAATGATGCCATGACTGCATCAGCAGACGTCGAGTCGATTGCAGGATAATCCATCGATGTGATGTATCCAGTCGCATTGGTTTCAATCGTGTTTGCGCCAGATGCCGATCCTTTTGGTGCCCATTTGATCTGCACTGCACTCTTGGCAGCAAAAGCTGCACTAACAATCATGAATGCTTCTGTGGTCGTCACCTCGGTATAGAGGATGTTGACAGTCACATCTACCGGCTCAGTCTTCCCAAGCAAGATGATTGCTGAGGATCCGTCGAGTGTGTATGTGTCAGAATTCATGACGGTCGCTGTGGCTGCGTCAACACTCTGAGTTGATCCAGAGATGTCAACGTATGATCCAGAAGCCACCTTGATGCTGACGATTGATGCTATGCCATTGATGGCTGCGGTCGTTTGTGCCATGGTATTACTCCTTATTGAACAATTTCCGATATGACAATTGTCGCTATGACTGTGTCATAGCTTCTACCTGATGCCTGAGGCCATTCCAGTATCTGTGATCGGCATCGTACATCGATTACCTGCCAAGATGGTGCGACCAGTGTGCGCACTGCATCATGGTAGGCAGCCATGTACGTTTCCATGGTCACAGCGACGTCTCGCAATCCCAATCCCATACCTGCTGGACGTAGTAGTGCGACGTCAGTGATTGTCCATTCGGTCATCATGACATGCCCACTGCCACCAAGAGTCGTCGTCTTTGTGCGACTGGACTGCATACCGATTGCAGAGACGATGCGCGCAGGTACGTCAGCAATCTCCACGGCATTCTTGAGAGATGTGCCATAGTACACAGTGCTAACACCAGAAACGCTCATGCCTG